TTGCTAAATGGGAAGAATCCTTTAACCGCATACTAAAGGAATGGGATAAGTAATGGCCGGCAGTCGTACCCTAAAACTTTCCATCCTTGCGGAGACCGCAGACCTAATCAAAGGCCTGGACAAGGCAAATCAGGAAACACAAACATTCGGCGATAAGGTAGAAGCTGGATTTGCTAAAGTCGGCAAGGCTGCCGCGCTTGCTGCCGCTGCTATCGGCGCTCTTGCGCTGAAGATGGCCGTTGATGGCGTGAAAGCTGCGTTAGAAGATGAAGCTGCTCAGGCTAAACTCGCTGCCACACTTCAGAACGTAACGAACGCAACCGACCAACAAATCGCTAGTGTCGAAGAATATATTTATCAAACCTCCGTCGCAGTAGGCGTTACCGATGATGAATTACGTCCATCGTTCGAGCGCTTATTTAGATCCGTCAAGAACATAGATGAAGCGATTAGATTACAAACCCTGGCGCTGGATATTTCAGCTGGCACAGGCCGTAGCCTTGCTCAAGTTAGCGAAGCGCTTGCTAAAGCCTACGATGGCAACTTTGGAGCGCTAAAACGTTTAGGTGGCGGCATAGATGAATCCATCATCAAGAATAAAGATTTCGAGGGAGCCGTAGCATCGCTAAGCAAAACATTTAGCGGACAAGCTGACGTTGCTGCTAATACCTACGCAGGGCGCGTAGAACGCCTCAAAATAGCATTTAACGAGGCTAAAGAATCTATCGGCGCTGCGCTGTTGCCACAATTAGGCAAACTTACCAATTTCTTACTGAATGAAGGCGTACCGGCTTTCAATGCTTTCGTTGCTGGCTTAACTGGCAAGGGTGGACTAAATACCGCAATCGGTGAAACATCGCCACGCGTGGTCGAAATGACTACCAAACTATCTAGCGCTGAAGAAATCGCAAACGAACTCGGCAAGACAATCCGCAACGTAGGCAGCCGATTCGCAGAATTATTCGCAATCTTTGATACCGCAACTGGCGGAGAAGGTTCGGCCGTTGCCGGATTAGAAAAGGCGCTCAAAGCGCTTAATGCTGTGGCACAGGCAACCGCTAAGGTTCTTGAAGTTATCAACGTAACCATTCAGGGCATCGTGGACGGATTCCGAGATATCGTCCGATTCGGTAGCCAAGCAAAACAATTCCTCAGCAACATCAATCCATTTGGTGCGCGTCAATCATCATTTGATGTTCCAACCATGAGCGCCCCAAGTACATCCAGCCTCGGTAGCGGCTCGGCTAACTACATCACAGTAAATGGCGCAATAGATCCTGAAGGCACAGCGCGTACGATTATTAACGTACTCAATAACAGCCAAAGCCGAGGCACACTCGGAGCCGGAGCGCTGGCGTTCTAATGAGTGCGTTCATGCCTGTCTGGAAAGTAACAATAAATAGCATCGATTACACCGATGTAACCCTGGCTAACCTGACTATTACTTCAGGTCGCACAGACATATATCGCCAGCCGGTAGCCGGTTATTGCCAGGTAGAACTGATAAACCTAGACCTAAGCTCTGTGGTTACTGAGATAAATCAAGGCATCACCATTAGCGTCAAAGATTCGACCAATACCTACCAACCGATATTCGGTGGATTTATTTCCGATATCGTCCAGGAAGTCAGGGATTTAGGTAACGTCGCTCAGGTTCAGGTAATCACCATAACTGCCCTAGGAGCGCTCTCAAGGCTTCCTAAAGCCACTACACAGGGCGTACTTGCCTCAGACTTTGAGGGAGACCAGATTTACACGCTGCTATCCGGCGTATTATTCCAGACCTGGGCGCAAGCGCCAGCAACGACAACCTGGGCAACATATACCCCTACTGAAACGTGGGCTAACGCTCTTAACACCGGACTAGGCGAAATAGATCAACCTGGCGATTACGAGATGATATCTCGCTCAGCTTCCCCGACCGATGTTTATACCTTAGCCGGTGATATTGCTCAGAGTGGCTTGGGTTATCTTTACGAAGATGCTGAAGGCCGAATTGGTTACGCAGATTCTACGCATCGAGCGCAATACCTTTCGACAAATGGTTATGTAGAACTATCCGCTAATGACGCAATCGGTCGAGGAATCAGGCTTTATACCAAAGGCGGAGATGTTCGAAACTATGTAACGATATTTTCTGGCAACAATTTTAGCGATGAGAGCGTGGATTCCGACGCTGCGTCTATTGCTCAATATGGCACACTCAGCCAGACCATTAACACCTATCTAAAACACAAAGCGGATGCTGCGGCACAGGCAGACCAATATATTCAACTGCGCGCTTATCCTCGACCTGGCTTGGATGCGATTACCTTCCCTCTCGTTAATGGCAACATAACCAACCAAGACCGAGACGCGCTTATTAACGTATTTATCGGAATGCCTGTAGATCTTCTCGACTTGCCAGCCAATATGAACGATGGCCAATTTCAGGGATTTGTGGAAGGCTGGACGTTCCGCGCAGGATATAACACTCTAGACCTGACGATTTTACTTAGCCCAATTTCCTTCTCGCTTCAGGCGTTCCGCTGGAACTCTGTGCCTAATACTGAGAGATGGAACACCCTATCCGGTACACTAGACTGGCTAAACGCGACGATAGTCGCCTAAAGGAGAACGAATGGCAACGACGACCAACTTCGGCTGGGAAACCCCCGACGATACCGACCTGGTTAAAGATGGCGCAGCGGCGATGCGTACGCTCGGTAATTCGATAGATACGTCATTTGTAGATCTTAAAGGCGGCACTACCGGACAGATTCTTTCCAAAGCATCAAATACAGATTTAGACTATACATGGATAGCCGCTAACCCTGGCGACATTACAGAAGTAGCTGCCGGTACTGGTATTTCCGGTGGAGGAACTTCTGGCGCTGTAACGATTACTAACAGCATGGCAACAGCCATTGACGCTAAAGGCGATTTAATTGCGGGAACAGGCGCGGATGCTTTTGCTCGTTTAGCTATTGGAACTAATAACCAAGTGTTAACCGCTGATTCTTCAACTTCGACAGGCATGAAATGGGCGTCCGCATCCCCAGCTGGAAAAAATTATGTTTTATTAAATACAGGCGGAACCGCGTTGACGGGTTCAGCGACAATAACTGTTTCATCGTTATCAGGTTATGAAAATTACTTTATTCACATTGATACAGCAAGTACAGCGACCGCCGCATCCGAAATAAGTTTTAGAATAAATAGTGATTCGGGTGGAAATTATGTATATGGTGGTTTGGCATTAGAATTTTTATCTACCTATCAACCTTACATCGCTTCAGGTATTTCGAGTACCGGGTTAACATATTATTTCCTCGGGATTCAATCTTCAGCGGCAGGGGGTAGTTTTTCTTCTGGAATTCATATTGACGGAGGTAGTAGTACTGGCACAAAATCTATACAAAGTAATTTTGGATCGTCACAAATTGGCGGCAATAACGCTTATTCGAGCGTAACTGGCGGATTATACAAAGGAAGCGCAGTAATTTCTTCAATTTCAATCAGAAGCGGAAATGGTAATTTCGATGCCGGAACTGTTTACATTTATGGGAGTGTTTAATGTATAAAGAAAAAATAGTTAATTTGGAAACTGGCGAAGAAATTTGGAGAGATTACACTCCTGAAGAAATTGCCGAAGTTGAAAAAGCCAAAAAAGAAGCTGAGGCACGAAGCGCAGAATTAGCGGAAAAAGAAGCTATACGTCAGCGCGCATTGGCTAAACTCATCGACCTCGGATTAACCGAGGAAGAAATTGCTGCCCTCTAGACTGACGGGAAACTGCGCGAATGAGCAAATCCCCACCTGGGAAGATTACGACCCCGAAGCTCTCTAAGGCTGCCCAAAAGCTACGCTCACAGATTAACGCGACTTATCCCAAGCGCGATAAATCAAGCGATGGATGGATTGGCGACACACGCCATCAAGCTAGGCCGTCAGATCATAACCCTGACGAAACTGGCATGGTGCGCGCTATTGACGTGGACGCAGACCTAACGCCTAAGTACAAAGACGCATCCTGGGATTTAGCCGAGGAACTTCGCCTAGCTGCTAAGGCTGGCGAGAAGCGTATTTCCTACATTATCCATCATGGCAAGATTGCTAGCCCTCGCATGGGCTGGAAGTGGCGTACCTACAAAGGCAACCCACACGCACACCACATTCATATCAGCTTTACACCATCGGGCGACAACGACGGAAAACCCTTCCTAGTAGAGAGCCTAAAAAAATGAAACTAGACAGCAAGCAAATCATGATGGGTATAACCGGATTCCTGGTTACCTGGCAAGCCACAAACTTTGATTTAGATTATCGAGCCATTCTTTCCAGTATCGTAGCGATGGGCTTATCAGGCGCGAACGGCAAAAAGAAGGCATGAGCGTCGGGGATTGGATTGCCGTTATTGCCGTAGCGTTTACAGCGCTTGGCGGTATTACTGGCATCGTTCAATTCCTGGTAAAGCATTACTTGGCTGAACTACGTCCTAATTCTGGGTCAAGCATGAAAGACCAAGTAACCCGCCTAGAGCAGCGTGTGGACGACATTTATAAAATAATTCTCAATAAGACGCTATCCTAGTATCAGCGTAGGGGGTTCAGCATGGAAGAACAGACACCAAAAGAAGATTTCGTCCTCATGTCCGAACCCTTAACGCCTATGCTGACGATGGCTGTCGAAGCGCAGCGATTACTTCAGGCATATCTCAAAGCAGGATTTACACGCAAAGAATCTTTCGACCTAGTATTAAATCAAATGCCAGAGTGGCCATTCCCAGGGCAAGTCATTATCGAAGAAGATGAAGATGATGATGAAGAAGATGATGATCTATGGGAAGATGTCCCTGACGAAATGGAAGATTACGATTAGACTTGTCGCTGTACCAGATTTACA